AACTTATAGACATTATTGCCGTAGCAACCTATCAAATCCCACACCACGCCGCTCGTAAACGCGGCATCGTCCGCGCCATAGATATAATACAGGGCCGTTGCACTAAGATTATGATTTAGGAGGGCTACGAAGTCATAGGACTGCGCCGCACCTAAGTCGATGATGATATGTTCATTGGCATGAATTCTCATATAGTCGGAGACGTGGGAAGTGCTTGATACTTCTTCGGTTATCACATCGGAATAGCCGCAAAGCCCACTTATGTCCGTTGCCTTGTGCGTCCCGCTATACCACCGGATCGTAAAGTTTGAGCCCGCGCCGATCGTAAATTTACAGGTTGTTTCGTTATAGGTGCAGGTATAAGTCAACGCCTTTCCGGGGGCCGCATTCATCGCCGCCGCTATCGCCGTCGCCAACGTAGTGCCGGTATAAGCTCCTTCCACTACCGTACCCGTCAACTCTGCCCCGCCTTCGTCGAAATCAATATATTTATTTGTGGCCTCTACGTCAAAACGTCCGCCTCCACTTCCCACGCCGTAACGCGAGCGCCAGTGCAAAGATTTGTCGTCGTCCTGAGTATTCTCAGCCGGATACTGAGGATGCTCGCTGGTGCGGGCGATGAGCGTCCCATCACGCCATAAGTTGCGGTATAAAATGCGTACTTTTTGACTCATGCGATTGCCTTTGCTGCAAGTTTAAGAGTGCCTTCTCTAGAGGCCCTTTCGATAAGTTCGACTATCTGCTCTTTGATTTTCTGTCCGCCGAGATAAATATGATTGTGAAAATGGATTACCCGATTGCCGCCGCCCTGACCAACCGGCTGGACGCTCAAGCGTTCTGAACCCGCCTCTCCTACAAGAAACGTCGTCGGCCGCGTCACGACGCCCTCGAATCCTTTTGCGAGAGGGATCGGCTGCTTCTTGATCGTTGCTAATTCGAGTGCGCCTCTCGCCGCGACGATGGCCGCCAGGGCGATGTTCCACAGCCCCCAGGGCTTTGCCGTAAGAGCGGCCGTTATTCCTTCGGCTATGTTCATGATTGCCGCCGCTATCGAAATATCTTTTTGCCGTTTTGCCGCCTCTCGTTGGATTTTTCTAGTCGCCAAATCTTGTTCTGCCTCAAGATTTTTTATCATCGCCGCCTTTTTCTCTTCATCCATAAATGAATCGAGAATCACTTTTTTTCGCGCCTCATATTGCTGATTAACCCGCGCCATCTCAGCGTCGGTATTCGCTTGTTGTAGTGCCGCCATGTTTTGAAATAGCCCGATAGCAGCCGCCCCGATCTCAAGCCATTTCTGCTTTATGGTCTCAAGCCGCGCTTTTTCACGCTCGATCCAATTCTTCCGGTCTTCTTCAAGCCATTCTCGGGCGGCAAGGTGAATCTTTTTTATTTCTTCTTGGTCTTTCTTTTGTTTCTCGATCCAATCCCGCTCCCCCTTCATCAAATCCTCGCGGGCCTTCTGATGAACTTTTTTTATTTCCTCCTCGTTCTTCTTCTGTTTCTCGATCCAATCTCGTTCACCTTTCATCAAAGCTTCTCTAGCTTCCTGATGGACTTTTTTTATTCCTTCTGCAATCTTTTTTTGTCGTTCGAGTTCTTCCGGCGATAATCCTATCGAAGTTCCTTTTTCCCCTTCCCTACGAATTCGGTTTTGTTCGGCGATAGCTTTGTTATAAGCCTCCTCGACTTTCAGATATTCCTCTTTTATCTTCATCCCGAACTCGCCCATCTTGATCGCCCAGGCCATATTATCGGCGTTGTACTTCTGCTCCTTCGTAAGACCGGGAAACATCTTCATCATCTGTTCAATCTCATACCGGCTCTTTCCGGCCTTGACCGCCGCCTCGTATATTCGGTTTCCCCACTCGACATTCGCTTTTTCTTGTTCGGCCAGCTCGCCTTTATATTTTCTTCCCGCCTCGAAGAAATCATAAAGTCCCTGCGTAACCTCATTCAGGACATCGACTAGCTTCACGTTTTCCGTAAAGTAGCGGCCGATCTCTTCTTTTAATTCCCCATAATTGTTTTTTAATTGCAGAAGTTTTCCCGCATATGTCCCCGTAGCGGCCTCAGCCTGCTGATAATAAACCGCCAGTTGTTTCAAAATTTCATTCCGCTTCTGCTCAACGCTCATCGTATCGTTGACGTGGATTCCGTACTTGGATAGTCGATCTGTGTTCCCGGACAGCCATTTGCCAACCAACTCGCTGGCACTAACGAGGTCCATCTTGAAGACTGTAGCCAATCCAATAGTACCCTTGGTCGCCCTGCCTATTCCTTCACTATCAAGCCGTGTTAACTGCAAAAGCATTGCCTGAGCGCCCTTTATGGCCTCATCGTCATAGGTTGTGATTTTCATCAAGGCTTCGGCCTGCTTCCTATAATGTTCGTTTAATTGTGCTGCTTGTCTTCCCGTCGAGAAAAGCGCCATGTCGAGACGGACGTTGGCGGCTTCGCTGTCGGCGGCTGCCGTGACTACGCTCTTCAATTCATTCCAAAGAGTATGGAGAATTTTGTTTCCTGCATTCGCTATGATATTCCCGATCGCGATTTGATCTATGAATGATTTGTGTTTTGCCGCCGCTTCAGGCCCGGCTTTGCCGACCTTATCAACCGCTCCCTCGAACTCCTTGAGGCTCGCCTGGCCCGAGGCTGTGTTGACACTGACTAAGAACTTAATGTCCGCGATTTGCCTTCTCCCTTTGTTCCGCCTTTATGGTTTCCAGCGTTTCATAAATCATATTCAACGCTATGACCCAAAACTTCCTTGCCCCGTCCTCCTCCGGGGCCTCCCGCGCAAACATCTGGCCGACGATCCCCGCTTGCATGGTGAACGGCGAGACGTTCACGCGATACCAGTTCCAGGCAGCGAGCTCGAATTCCGAGAGGCCAGAGACTTCTTGCATCAACAGGCAGTTCGCGCATTGACCTCTATCCTCTCCCGGCTCGTGCCTATGTTCCTCCGGCTTCAGCAGGGCGTTCCAATAATCCGTGTAGAAGCCGAGGAACCGCGTCAGTTTTTTAGGAAATTCGACTGGTCAGAAGCCGCGTCGAGCGCCGCAAATCCGAACATCCGACCCGGCTGATCCTTCAGGAACGCGCCGACGATCCACATGATGAGCGGCCGTTTTGTCTCCTCAGTGCAGGGGTAGGGCTTGCCTTCCCATTGCAAATCCCACTCTACAATCGCATCGATCAGCACCTCGATGATATACCGCGAGTATTTCACGCGGTCTTCTTTCATGTCGACGACGACCGCCGGATTGACCGGCCTGAAGCGAATGCTTATTTCCGAGACGATATCGCTTTCGACCTCGAATTTGATCCAGTCGGTTATCGGCTCCAATTTCTTTTTGAGTTCTGCCACGGCTAGCCTCAAGCGAGATAATCGGCGGTGGCAAGGTTCTCTAAGGTTAAAAACGGCCGGACGTGGCCGGTCATTCCCGTGGGAGCCGTCGCGCTTTCCTGGAATTCGAACGTGAGGGTATTCGAGATCATCCCGTCAAGCGGAGCATCGGGGGGATCCACAAGCACCAACCGCGTGAACCCAAGCACGAGCGTGTAATAATGCAGCGCCTCGATCAACGGCCCGGTGAAAGCGATCGTCATCTTCTGCGGCGTCCCGGCCTGGAACGTCGCGAGATAAGCCAAGTTCGTTGCATTTGCGCGGGGGAGCTTCAGCTTGACCGTAATCTTCGAAAAATCGGGCTGGCTCGGCTGCGCGATTCCATCCGTGCCGGCAACTGGAACGGCGTCGATAGGCCGCTCATAATCGACCTCGATTTCACTCACGTCGATCTTGTCGCTCGCCTGCAATGCCGCCCCGCTTTCCGCGTTCATCCAGACAACGCCCTGTCCGAGCTTGATCCGGCGCGTTCCATCGGTATCGACATAGGTGATCGCGTCCATCTGCGTCAGCGTGTTCACGGCACTCCCGTTCGTCCACGGACTTCCCCGGAGCGAGATCACGGCCCGCATGAAGCCTTCGGCGTTTTTGATGTTCAGCTTGTACGGTACGACGGACGGCACTTCCCAAATCTGGCCCGGCCTTTCCACGGCAAACGTGAAGAACTGGGCGTAGGCGTCCGCCCACTTGATCGTGTGGACCTTGGACGTTGCGCCCCCGGCTGCCGGTACGCCCGCCGTTCCGAACAATGAGGCTATGAACGAGCCGAGAAATCCGGGATCGTACCGCATGTCGAACTCCGGCGCGAAATTCGTCTCTCCGATAGGCCCGAGCCCGCCGCCCTTGACTTCGACCTGGTCGATCTCCCTGTTGGGGATATACTTCTGATTGAGCTTCGGCCCGCCGTCCTTCGTCAACAGCAAGCCCTTGGCCGCTCCCGTGGCCCCCGCCGTCCCCCAGGGCGTGCTCTTTGCACCTCCCGCCGCATAGTAGCGACTCGATGGAGCTGTAGGTGTCGCCATTTTTTACTCCTCCCCGCCTTTCTTTTTTTTCTTCTCGGCGTAGGCGGCCGCCCCCGTCTTCACCCATTCGGCCACGACGGCCTCGCCGAAATCGGCGACGGCGTGTTCCCGGCCGTGGATGAGTTTCTTTCCGCTTCGGGCCTCGCCCGAATCCAAGAGCCAAATAAAATTCATGCTGGCCTCCTCTAAAAAATTTGATTCATAGTGCCGCTCACAAATACATGAACTCGCTGTTCGATAAATCCAATATTAGCCATCCCCCCCCATCCATCATCCGTTTCTGGTGCATCTTCAATCAAAACTTTATCGCAAATCCGACCAAGCGAACCCGTCGTGGCCATGTCTTCCACGTCCTCATTTATCGCGGTGATGATGTCATGTATAGAGTGTTCTTCTTTCGATACGGTATCTTCTGTATCGTGAATATAACCTCTGACAATGATAAAAAAATCATGATCGAAAATATTTGGTGTCCCAGTAATTGCCTGTAGTAAAGTATTGCCTCCCGAACCCGCAAAGACGCCATATGTCGGGAATCCCTTACACTCCTCCGGCATAAGCCAACATCGAACGACGGCATAGGGCGTATAGAAAAAATCCGAGCCTGCTTTGATCTGCCGGAGCAGTGTGATAATCCGGTTTATGGCTTTCAGCCGTTTCCCGTCCGTGGGCATACTCATCCTAATCCTCTCGCCCGCCGCCCGCGAATAAGTCTTCGATGATTTGCTGCGGCTGCATCATCATGTCGAGCATCGTCTTCATCTCACCGATGCTTCGGCTCAGCCAGTACCGGGGCGGGATGCGGACTTCTTTCTTGAGCAGGAAAAGCGGCTTGATGCCCCGCGCCGTGCGGGCGAAGATAATCAGCTTTCCCGTGCGCGTCTTCATCACGTTGAGCTTCCCTTTCGGGCTCAACGCCTCGGGATGCATGGCGACAGTCCCCTTGGTGGGGCCGAGCGGGATCGTCAAATTCTTGGCCCGCTTCGGCGTGATCCTGCCGCCGTGCTCATGGATCGATGCATACTTAACCTCCCGCTTCCCGACGTCCGGGCCTGTGCCGATGGCTATTCCATATGTCCCTTCGCTCTCGATAGGCTTGAATGCGATGTTGCGTTTTAAATGGCCGGTCCTCGTGTTGAGGATCGAGCCGCCGAGATTCCTCATAATGTGCTCAACCGTCCTGGCCCCCCAGTAATTGAGTTTCCGGCCCATGAGGAACGGCATCCCCTTGAGCTTCGACAGCTTCCACCGCGCTCCGCTCAAGTCGGTCTCATACCGAATGCTGTCGCTCATACCGGTCGCCTCGCGTAACGCCGGAGCACGGCCTTCACGTCGTCCAACAAATCCTTCACGTCGTGGGATACCGACCCGTCCGGGAAGCTCCGGGAACTCTCGCCCCAGTTGCTCATCTTCTGCGTCTGCCATTCCTTCGCGCACTGCTTGGAACACGCGAGCTTGAGATCATCCGGCATAGTCGAATACCCGCCCGTGAAAGTGAGCTTGATATTCTGAGATCCCAGGGACCATACGGCATTGACTCGCCGGAGGATCCCATTCACAGCCAGCGGGCCGCCGGCTACAAACAGATAGTCATAGGCCGCCCCCACGGTGAGCAGCACGTCGTCCTCATAGACGGACGCGACGGCCGTGATTGGATAATTCGGGAGGTCCAGGTCCTGCGCCCCGTTGCCGTCCAAATACAGGTCTGTATAGACCGTTGATTTCAGCGCCCGGCCCGCCTCGGTGTCGAATCGTGTCGAGATGGAATTGATGATAAGCTCATACAGCGCATCGGCAGACGAGACAGCCGCGTCGATCCCGGCATAGAGTTTAAAATCTTCCAGGGTTATAAGTGCGTTTGCGTTTAGGCTCATGTCGTCACCACCTGTTTCTCAACGGCCAGCACGTTCGTAAGCTCATTCTCCGCGTAGGCGTCGGCCTCGACCGTCTTTGTGGCGTACTCAAGTTGAATGCCGAAGAAATAACGGGGAAGCGTGAGCGTCGCGGTCTGCACCGCCGTGAGCGGCACTTTGACATAGCCGGTCGAGGGATCGTTGATCGTCATCGCCGTCTTCAAGACCTCGATGAACTTTACCCCCGTGGAAGGCGTAGCAATCCAGAATTTGATTCCCGTCGTCGAGGACAAGTCGGTGATGGCCGCGCCGTCTACGTCGGTCAGGTAGAATTTCAAGAGTGCCGTATTGCCCTGTTTTATTTTGAGCATTTTTCGTTCTCTTTATTTTCAACTCGTTCCAGATACATTCCGTCATCCGATAGCGTCCATGTCTCCGTAGTGAGATCAGCCCCCGATTCTTTGGCTATCAACTCCAGCGTGT